CTTTTATTCCTCTGGACAAATTTGTTAAATGCCCATTTGAATCATATCCAAGCAAATAAAGATTAATAGCGAATGGGTTATTTTTTTCATTATCGTTTGAGGTTTTTCCTATTAAAAATTGCTGTATCTCATTTTTAACAGTAGCTGCTGTTGGTTCTTCACTATCGGGTTTGTTTACAAATCCCATTACCAAATCCGTAAATTCTTGTAATGCATTTGGTGATGCAAGAATTGAAGATGGTGAATTGTTATCCAATGTACCATCTGCTACCGCGTATGCTTTTGCAACTCCACCAAATTTAGATGGCATTGAAAGTGCTCGAACTTGATAATCCTTTATAGTAACCGCTCTATTTTGAGAACCAAAATTTGCTAATGCGTTTTGTCTTATTTCTTCAACAGTCTCCGCACCTCTACCACCTATTGCAGGTATTTCATTATCAACCGCAACCGATGATTTAATTCTATTGTAAACGGCTATTTCATCAGATGAATATTGAGAAATATCTTCTTCATATTCTATCCCATCAATTTGTGTCAATTCTCCTTGTGAAACATTTGTATTAACACCACCACCAACTAAATATCTAACCGTCATTACCGTATTCGATGGAGATGTTCCGTATGTTTTTGTTTTTAAAAAGTTTGTTGGGTCAAATGATTCTTCCAATCTATTAATAGAATTTGGTAATCCTAATCCAACATTTTTTAAATTAGGAATAAGTAATTCATCCGATGCGGTTGGGTCTCCTGCACCAAATTGTATAGTTGTTGTACTATCCGAATTTATTTTAGTTACAAACCTTCTAGAAGTTTTTATTGTTTTTAAAATATATGGAACAGTTGATTTAAACTGATATAAATCTGGATCATTTGTTGGTGTATTTGGTTCTTGTACAAATACCATCTCTTGTGCTAAGTATGGTACTTCATACCATTTATTGCCATCACCATCTCTTACATCATAAATTTCAATTATATTATCTTCTGATAATTTTATTGATTCAAATGCTTTATAATTACCAAATGTAAAAGTTTGTGTAATTTCGGTAGCCGATATGGCATCTACATATTTTTTTAACAAATAAAATGTTGGTTCTCCGGTTGTCACATTTCGTTGATAAATTGTTATTTCTCTACCATTTTCATCCGAAAAATCAACAATATCAGTTGTTCTAAATGAAATACCGTTTGTTTTCGATTTTATTCTTAGACCTGCTTTTATTTTTAAGAAATATTTTGGGTCAGGCTTATTATAGATACCCGTACCAATTGATGGTACAAGTTGATATACTGATATTTTGGTTACTGCCGGTGATGTTACCTTTGGTTTATACCCTAAAAATTGCGCAAGTGCTAATACATTTTTCTTATCTTCTGCGTATGGTAACAATGATTCTTTTAAAGTATCATCTATATAATACGATAAAGTATCACCTATGTAAGATGCCATTTCAATAAACATCATACCAGGTGATGTTTCATTAAAATCATTATATGTTTTTGGAAAATAGTTTTTTGCAAACTCTATTAAGTTACCTCTATAAGATGCAAAATCCTTATTAAGGTATTTAATCTCTTTTCCTCTATTCTTAAAATTTTTATTTATGCTTTTTAATGACATCTTATATTAATTAAACAGTAAATGTTAATGTTTCCAACTTAGGAGTATCGTTTAATCTAAATTTAATAGAAACTTCAACTCTATTACTATCTTTTAGTTCATCCGATTGAGTAATATCTATCGTATCAATAGTAACAAACGGTAACCAATTACTTAAAGATTGATTTATTCTATCAGGTAGGTCTTCGGTATTTTGTTCAAATAACAATTCCTGAAGTCCACTTCCTAAATTCGGTTGCATTATTCTTTCGTATCTTTTTGTTAATAACAAACTTTTTATATTTGTTTTTATTTGTTCCGAAGTTGTGAAAGATTGATTAAATGCGGTATTTCCTATTTGTAATGGCAAAGTAATACCGATAGCATAATCATTATACTCTACGGTATCAATTACTCTTTTTTTGCCAAGTACTATTGCCATTACTTCTTAAATCTCTTTACTAATTCAGAATAATCTCTGTTAAAAGCTTTATCCAATTCAGCTACTCCGGTATTTACACCCAATCCAGTTGGCTGTGGTCCTTTTGCTAAATCACCATAACCCATTTTTTCGGCAATTGCCGTTCTACCTACTATTGAACTCATATCACCTTGTCCAAAGTTCATCGCTCTAAACCCACCATCTCCTTGTGGAATTCCTCCACGTGTTTCATTAAGGATTTGATTAATCATTGGGTTTTTACTAAATTGTTTTTGAGAAGATATATCAGTAGATACTGATTCTTCAACGATATCATCATCTAACATAGCCTTAGCCATTGATAATCCAGTAGTTTTTGGTTTAGCAGGTTGTTTGCTCTCTGCTAACATCTTTTTCATTTCAGCCTTCACACTTTCTTTAATTAAAGCAGGTAATTGTTCTTTAAGTTCCTCTTTAATAAGAATCTGAATGGCTTTTAATAATTTGTCCGTATTCATACTTTATTATTTGTTATGTTTATAAATATTTGAATTGTTATTTTTTGGGATTTATACGTTTTTTTGAGATTGTACTGCCGCTTTTCCATTTTGGTTTAATCTCCACAATGCAATAGTATCGGTATCTACGTGATTTTTTTGAATACCTTTTTGAGTAAAATCACTAACCCAATTCCAACCAGTCCATACTTGAATATGACCGTATGGTTTATTATTAGTATAACCCATAACGATTATATCACCAATTTGCCATTCTGATGGGTTTCCAATATAAGATTTTGAAAAATCAGCTACACCATTTGCATTTTTAGGAACTACTATTTTTTTCTTATCATCATAATAAACTTTACCACCAATTGGTTTCGCAAATGATGATACGCCACCACCGGTTGATGGATTTTTAAATGAAAACCAATCTGCATTTCCACTAATTTGCCCTAACCCCTTTACACCAGTTAAAGCAGTTACCACCGCTTGTGTTCCTTGCGGACATAAACCATGCACACCCTTTATATAACCACTTCTCAAATTTTCATATTTTACTCTAGCATTTTTGCCAAGACTTTTAGCCCATTGTCCTGCTTTTTGTAATAATTCATCTAAATTTTTATATCCAGATTTTATACTTTCTGCCGGTGGTAATTTTACTATTCCTTGGTCAATTAAAATTTGATTTAATTTTTCCGCTTTTAGTTGATTTATCTGACTAGCTGCGTTAAGAGATTCTTCTTCGGTATTTTCATCGCTAAATTCGGTTGGAGTTGCCGCTTGATATGTTTTATATTCGTTTGCAAGTGCATCTATTTTTTCAGGACTTGGATTTATAATAGCTTGAATCTCCGGGTCATTCTTATCCAAATCAGTTTTACTCCAATCTATCTTATCATATAATTCTTGTGAAAGTGGTGGAGTTGGGGCAGCTGGTGGTACCGTATATCCTGTCCAATTAATAACACTCGGAGCAGGTGTTGGTGTTGGGACTGTTGGATATAACGATACCGTACTAACTACACCACTAACCGTTGTAAGGTGTTGTGTAGCGTATTGAATAAAATCGTCTATTATTAACGAAGTATTTTTAGTAGGTGATATTATTGACATATAAATTTATTCATATATTGATACATGCATTGGGTCAAAGCTTTTTAACCAAGTCATACCTTCATCTGTAAATAGTTTTGTAACCTTAATGAACCCTAAATCAAAATCATTGTAATCTCTAATTTTTGTTTTACCCTCATATATACCATCCGTTGCAAATTTTGTACCAATAGGATATATTACAGTATTCATGTCAATCGCCAATCCCCAACTATGATTTGATAATCTTAGACCATCGGTAACATTTCTAATAGCAATTCCACCTCCGCAATTTGATATATATTTTTCTAATTTTTTTTCTTTAATTTTTTTAAAAACCGGGTCAACTAATGTTTTTAATTGTTTATGAACTACAACCGCAACATCACCAGATGCAGTTGGTACATATACTTTATCACAATTTTGTTTAATATATTCCGGATTTGTCTTATACCAAACACGAACACCTTTACCTCCAGTTTTTTGCAAATATTCGTTTATCTCGGTTGATGTTTCAGGCATTTTTGTTAATGGAAACGCCTTAGTTCCTTTATTTTTATACCAAGCCTGTTTTTTAGTAGTTGGTATATCCACTTCAAAATTACCATACTCACCTAAAGCAGGCCAAATACTACCAACTGCATCGTATAATTTTTTATCTCCCTTTATAGGTTCAATTTTTGGTTTAGGTTTTGTTTCTTCCTCATCCTCAAGCGGCGCACCATCTGATGTTCCGGAATCACCTGGATTTACTACCTCTAACTCTCTTTTATAGTCAATAACATTTTGTATAATTTGTGTTGGAGTGGGTTGTCTATTATCGTAAACTATTATCGTTGTTCTAAATATTTCATCGAATGTTTTAACAGTTTCTTTGTATTTTTCAAAATCTTCTTTTAAATCCGGTTTATCCGTTTGAGGAGCGGGTGATTGTTGAGGCGGTGTCCATGTTCCAGCATTTATTACAACATTGGATGTAACCGCTATATTAGCAATTGTTCCAGGAGCAGGTATTATTGGTATCGGTGTTTCATTTAATACCGCACCGGTCCAATATGCCTGAACAGCTTTTCCTAATTCTCCTACCAAATCATAAGGTTGTTTTGAACTTTGCCCTTTTAATAAAGCAGCATAAACAAGTTCTTCCATTAATTTGGTGTTTCCTTGTTTTACTTTCACAAAATTAACGGTATCATACCCTCTTTTTATAGCAGCATCATATTCAGTAGTCCAAAGTTTTGCTACCTTATTTAGGTCAGGCAAACTATTAGGATTATTTGCATATTTTAATATATTGTTTTTAAACAATGCCCAAGACATAATATTATTTTTTTGTATAATCTTCTACAAATTACCAATCTTTCCACCAATACCACCAACGGCATCACCAATCTTTCCACCAATACCTCCAACGGCTCCACCAATACCACCAACTATACCACCTACATTTGGAACTTCTAATTTTGGTAAGTTTGGTGGTTGTGGTACTTTTGGAACTTTTATATCCTTTATTTTTGCCAACTTATCTTTATTTTCAAATACTTTTGGCTTTTTTTGTTTTTTTGGTTTAAATTTTTTAAGTTGAGGTAATTTTGGTAACTTAAATCCTTTTATAGCTCCAATTGCACCCGTTACTGCACCAACAGCACCCGCTGCGGCTGCTTTAGCAGCTTCTGCTGCCGCCTTAGCTTTATTTGCAGCTTCTTCTGCGGCCGCTTTTGCTTTTGCCGCTGCCTGTTCTGCTATAGCTTTTGCTTGGTCCGCCGCAGCTTTTGCAGCCGCTTCTGCTTCTGCAGCTTTTTGTTTAGCAAGTTGTTCCGCTTGTTTGGCTGCTTTTTCTGGATCAATTGGTATATTTGTTGTTGTAGACATTATGATGTTTGATTTAACTTACTTAATATATTATTTAATCTAGATTTTATATTTCCAAATTGTGATAAGTTTGTAGGACCTTCTGCAGTTGGACCGGATGGTGTTAGGTAAATTTGTTGTGTTATCGCATCTATTAATTCACTCAAAATATCAACCAATTGCTGTCCTTTAACAATCGGTTCTAATTCAGTATTTCCTAAAAAGACCGAACCTTTGCCTGTATAAAATACAACGTCTCTATCATTTGTAACAAAGTTTATATTATCACCAACAGTTACATCTATTCCTAATTTATTATCAATCGATAATGCACCATCGGAAACGAATCCATAATTCTTTTTAGAAAAAAACATCATTTCTGCATTTTTTGCAGATAATATAATCCTACCCGAATTCAATAATATTTGGTCACCTATTAATTTTGATGGATAGTTTTGAAAAGATGCGGGTTTTGTTTCAAAATCAGTTGAACCCTTATCAGATAAAGTACCAGGAGTAAATGGTAATTCAAATTGCTCTGATGTCATAGCAATAATACTACCATCCCTATTAAAATCTTCCTCAACACTTTGGTTTTCTTTATATTTATCAGTTCTAGTTATACCACTTTCATTATTTCTGATGATTAAAGTTGGTGCGTATTTATTTCCTGGATTATTATATCCTGATAATCTTATAGTGTTACCAAACCTACCTTCTATTAATAGGTCTCCTTCGTATAATTTTAAATTATGAAGATATTGTTTTGGTGTATAATATTTACCAAATCCTTTTGTAGGACTATTTGATTCGTTTGTATTAGCTGTACCCGTTTGTGCAACTGCATTATATCCTTGTGCACTATTTTGTAATTGACTTTCTTTTGCAAACTCAGCACCTATTGCGTTTTCTTCCGCTGTTACCGATGGGTTGAATGTTACACCAATCTTTCTATAATAATAACTACCCCCTTGCATTTTGATGATTTCTACCATCTCATTTCTAACGGGTAAATTTTTAATATTTTTATCCATTGGTAATGCAACAGGTAATTCAGAATCGGAAACGGTTGACATGTCACGAGTTCTAAAACGTATTGCACCTATATACGTTGAAAATGCACTTTTTTCAACTGCGTATGGATTTGTTTCATCTAAAATTACATCATAAACAAATCCTAATTTAGCATCAAAAAGTGCGTTGGTTTTATTGCCGGTAGAATTACTATTACCTGCTCTTGCCGAAAATAATCCTCCCATATTATTTCATTTTCTTTTTTAAATCTTCCAATTCAAATTCCAAATCATCTACCCTTTCAACTTCTTGTTTAGTTTCTTCTAATTCCTTAAGTAATTGATTCTTTTCAAATTCAGTAAGGAATCCATCTTGCCCTTCTGATTTCTTTTCAGATGCTATAATTTTAGTTGCAATTGTTGCCAACTTAACCAATTGGTCATCGTTCTTTACTGAACTATCTATCAATGAAGATAATATAGGTCCTACACTTGCCACATCACCAGCATGCTTAATCATTTTTTTAAGTTCTTCTATTAAAGCAGATATCTTTGCTTTTTTGGATAATTGATTGTTATATATATCCTCAAATAGAGAACTTAGATTCTT